GGCAGCGTCAGAGGTGTATAAGAGCCAGCATTTCTCCTTCTCGATTTCCGTCGAGCGAATAACGATGTGGGCGGTCGGCTTCATACCAGTCACATTGACCGGCTCCGTATCGAAGCTCCAAGACAGAGCTGCCGGTTCTGGCGATTCATTGATCGTCTCACGGTCCTTGGACGACGGAGATGCAGTCGCGCCATAGACCAGGTGGATCTCAAATCCATGGTCAGTACCATCTGTGTCATTGCCGATCAGAGTACGGTAGCAGAGCCCGAACTTCTTTCGAGTCTGCTGTGTAGCCATAACCCCCTTGGCGATTTCGGCCATACCATCACACTGGTCAAACTCCTTAGGGGAGTAGAACGCCTCAATCGTCCCCTTGAACGTCTCCGTCGAGATGATGTTGGCGTACACTCGGTTATCAGCGTACTTCTTGTTGGACTCGGCGCCCTCAGGACTTTCGGAAACCTTGGTCAGGCCTGACCAAGCCACTCCGTCCTGATACTTGCCGGCTTCGCCCATGACATACAGAACGCCGCGGTCGACACCGACACTATACAACCGCTTCGTGTCCTCATCCCACTTCAATGCACCTTTAGCCACTTGGACTCCTTCCTATCGGTGCAAATACACAACATCATGGTAGATATTGTTGCTGACATAATGCCTGGCAAAATCTGCGCCAGGCAAACATGCTATTTTCTCCGACAGGTCGCTGTCGGGGTCTTGGTACATGACAATGACTTGATATCTGGTATTGACCAGATACGCTATATTGTCAGCCCGTACCGGGCGGATGTCCTGCTTGTAATACACGATACATGGGTAGGACATCTTAACATTGGGCGGGGGCTGGAAATATACCTTATCAGTCCCGAGTATACCTTTCAACTCGCGATGAAGATCAAGCCGGCGGTTCATTATACACCTTCCCAATCGTCAACTCAAGTCGCGGATACACGAGCTCTGCGTAGGACACTTTCCATTTCGCCCCCGCCCATGTTACATACCTGATGGCGGCAAAGTCATCTTTCAGAATTCTCGGGAGCATGACCGAGATGGTATTGGACAATACGAGATCATCATTGAGCGTTTCGTTACCGTCAAACCGACGGGCGCACCGCTTGATGTCGCCTCTCGCATATACTTCCTCCACCTTCTCGACCCATACACCTGGGGCTTTCTCCACCGTAGTGACATAGCCTATCTTTCCACAAAACTTTGCCATTTTGACCTTTCTTAGGCCTGTGCCATCTCCAGGACCATAGCCGAACCCGGACGAACCAGCGCGCCGGACATGCGAGTCTCCAGCAGGTACTTCTCCTGGTTGAAGTCTAGATCGAAGTCGTCGAAGAAGGAGATCTGACCACCCTTGTTGGTGCCCGTGGTGTAATCCTGAAGGTTGACCACAATCGCCTTGAGGTCGTACTTTTTGGTATTGACCTCCCGCTCCAACTTCTCCATAACAGGGACGCGAACGATCTTGGCCACCCCGACAGCCGAGGCCAGAGCAGCTTCCGTCTCGTACAGGCGACGCCCAATCTGGTCCTTCTGAAGCAGCAGATCGGTGACGAACTTGCTCGGGGCATACATGGTCGGATTACCCGACCCCCGGTAGTCATCCAGACCACGAATCAATGCCTCGACACAGGCATCAGGCTTGGTATCCTTGGCTACCTGAACCTTGTACGAATAAAGCTCGTCATCCTTCCAGATCGGGCGAATGTTGTCCTCGCTGATCTTGTCGTCGTCGGTGATCTGCCGGCCATCCCCGACCAGAATAGCCCTGGCGATTTCCTCGTCCAGCATAAGACGCATTTCACCCTTGATCCAGGCGATAACATCGAAGTCGGTGATGTCCAGGATGTCGTCCCGGTCCAACCGCTGCTTCTTGTAAATGGTCTTGGGGTGGGTGACACGATGCAGAAGGGTGAAGACCTCATCCTTCTTCTTGGTTCCGGTCTTGTAGCCCTTCGCTCGGGCGTTGTCCGCGGTGATGTCCGCCAGGATCGTCTTGATCTTGGTAAAGGGGGCATGCCGAGTGCCATTCAGAACGCCGGCCACCCACTCCATCCTCCGAGAAATGAACTCGGGGGTGTTCCACAGAGTCTTGGCATCCGGGAACAACGTATTGATGTCCTTGATGCCGTAGTCATTGGCATGTGCCAGGAAAGACTCGGACAGCTTGATGTGTCGATCCTGCGCAGACTTGAGGACGGTCATGAACTGGTCATGGGTCAGCGTCTGCGACGGAGCCTGAGTCGCTGATCCCTGGAAGATGTTGTGGGTCAAAGTAGATCCTTCCTGTGGTTTGTCAGCGGAATGCTCCGCTTTTTCAGAGGGCTCTTCGGACTTCTTTTCGTCCGAACCAGAGCCCTCCAAGGCCTGAGTGATGAGATAGGCGACAGCGTTCTGCTGCTTCTCGGACATGCTGTCAATAACGTCCTGGATGGTTTCGTCATCGTCCTCCGAGTCGGACGGGTCCTCGTCTTCTCCATGAACCAGTAGTTCGCCGAACTGAATGATCGCGGCGTCCTCCACCTCGTCGGAGAATCCATCCCCGTGAGTGATATATACCGCATCAATCTTCGCCTCCCGATTAGCTCCAGCAAGCACCAAGCTCACCTCTCGGATGTTACCGAAAGTGACCGTAGTGCCATCATGCCGCAGGTCATTGGCGAAAATGGAGAGCGAGTTCAGGTCCCCATGTTTCACCTGCTTGCCCAGGTTCTGGGCGGCAGAGGTATCGTTGAGTGAGCAGTCTGCATACATGCCGTCATTGCGGCTATGAAGAAGCGCGTACCCAACGATGTTTGTGGGGTCCTTATGGTCGTGCCCATACAGGAGCGGAACCTTGTGGTTATCCTGATGGGCGAATGCTCCCTGGCCGATGATCCGACCGTCCGAGCACAGAACACCACTCTTGGTGGCGTATCCTGAAAAGTCAACTTTCATTTTGAAGGTCGACTCCTTCCTGTCGAGACGGCTCGTCGGCCGTCGTGTTTGTGTCCTCGACCGGCATGTTCGGATTTCGAGGAACGTCTGCTTCAGGGGCCGCTACAGGCGGCAGCCCGATTGCAGCACGCATTTCATTCGTACTTGCGACTTCGTTGCGAATCAGTTTATCCGCAAGATCTGCCAATATTGGAAGGGAGACTAGCGCGAATGGATCACGGAACGCCTGAATATCTTGAAGCTGAGTTCGAGCAGTCTGCGTGAGGAACTTTCGGCGAAGCTCTGCCGTAACAGCAATAGTGATCGGTTTAACCACCCTTGCGTAGTAATTAGCCATAGCTTCTGGCGGGGCAGTACCGTTGACGATCTCCTCGGTCAATGCAAGCTCTGTGTAAAGTCGCTTGGTGAGATACTCAATCTGAGCAAGTAGCGTATTCTCAGCGGGTCGGTTGAGCTGCGTAATCTTCTCTGTACCGTCAATGTACGCTACGCCATACTGAGCGCCTTTGAGCTGCTGCTCGATATCTGTGCGCCGACGCTCTGCTTCTGCACGTTTGGCATCCGACTTGAGCGCGTATGGAAGCTGAATGATGATGTCGAGTTTGTTCGCCCGAGCTTCCTCATCTGCAAGATCCAAAAGGTTGAGTTTTCGCATCAACCTCTGGAACGTGCCAGATGGCTCATTCATAATCGTGTAAAGTGGAGACTCCACAATCGCGCAGATCTTCTTCGGAAGAGCAACTTCCTCGATCAGGCCTGTGTTCTCGTTATAGAGCTTTACCTTGACTGTATCCGGCCACCACTCGACAACTTCACCGACCCTAAGATTCTTGATATTGTACGAATCCGAGACAAGTGGGTTGTAGTCGGTTTCGACTGGGACAATCGCTGCCACTCCGACATTGAGAATTGTCTGATAAATATCCTGCCGAAATGCCGCACCACTCTGATCAATGTTGGCCGAAACAGTCAGACATCGCTGAAGAGTGGAGTCCATGGCCTGAACGTACCGCCCTTTGTCATCGGTTCGAATATGCTGGATTACGGCCTCGGCGCAATCCATCGCAATTCGAGTGCGCACCGATGCAAGTGTCGAGCGATCTGCCCCGCCACTATAGTGAATCGCATATGGCCGGGCAGCATAAGAGAACCCTCGACCTGATGGCACTTCTCGACGAGTGAATGCGTTCCACGCATGGGCCAGCCTAGAAAGTAATCCCATTTTGACCTCCTTTCACTCGAAGTCTTCTTTGTGAAGCTTGAAAGCAATGTAAGCGTCCATCATTGCTGCCACACAGTCGATCTTTGCCTCGTTCCGGCGCTTGGTCAGCTTTCGGTTGGCGTTTGTATCTTCCATGGTCACTGTGTTTCCCATGCAGAAAGACATGATTGATTCGTCAAAGATCAGTTCACGCTTTTCGGCAAACTTCTTGAGCTCACCGAGAGGAACCGACTCGGTCCTTGCTCCCTGAATAATCGTCTCGATTGCGTATGGGCCATAGTCCCGCTCCCATTTGGCAACAAACTCCTTGGCGTTGAATGGGTCAAACCCGAATGAGCGCACATCATACTCTCGCTCTTCGATGTGTTTCTCAAGGTCGTCATAAACAGTTCCTGCAACATCAAGAACAGTCCCTGGCATCACAATCAACGTGCCCTCTTGTATGAATTCATCATACTTGGACCTAATTGACGCATGCAACTTGTCCAGAGTATACTGCGTGATATATGCCCTGGTTTTTATACCGAAAGATCCGTCCGCCAATGGGAACAAGAACGTAAACGCACAGAAGTCATCGCCACGTGACAAGTCCGCCCCCAACGAGCAAGGCATCTTCCAGAAATCATGTGGCCTATGTGGCAGCGTCTCTTCATACGTGAAGAAGTATGTGAACCCCTCAAGCGGCAGCCCAAACCTTTTGGCGAGGATGTCATTGCGCGCGGCCGGGGAAGCCTCCGCACGTTCAACGTCCTCATAGTACGTTTCATACGAAACAGTAATGCCAATTGTAGGTTGGGCCTTTACCCACCTAGATGGATCCGCGACCTCGGACACCGAGTCAAGCTTGTAGTGCCAAATCGACACATGCGGCTGATAGCTTTCCCCTCGGAGGATTTTCTGTAATTCCATTTTGACCGCATCGCCAGATCCATTCCGGACGGTGCCCTCGGATGAGATGGCGATGATCGCGTATCCTTTGTTCTTCGATGCACCTTGCTCGATTGCGCCGACAACGTCTTCCCGAACATCGCCAGACAGCCACTCGTCAACCGAATTGTACTTGCTCCGAAGACCTTGAAGCTTATCGATAGTCATGGGGCGAATCTCGAGAAGAGACCCCGTGAGCAGATTCTCGATACCCTTCTTGGTGGAGACAAGCTGCTGACGCAGAGCACGACTCCCGGTGGTGTTCTGGAGCGAGCCATAGGTCAGCATCTTGAACAATGGACCGCGGTGACGGGTAATGGCGGTTTTGATCGGTGACATCACCTCGACTGCTTGCGGCATTGTCGGGGCCGTAGTCACCTGATGGGTGGTCGCGGTGTCCATCACCAACCAATAGATCTGCCAGAATGCTGCATACATCGACTTGGCGGCTCCTCGTGCCACTATGATGTATTGTTTCTTAGTCAGTCGTTCCTTTACCAGTTGAGTCTCATGGTGCCCACCGATCCCATCCTCGTTCGGAATATAGACCGATCGTTCAACGAACCGATACCAACCACATAGCTGCTCGCCCCAGAGTTTGAATGTGTCAAGGAGTTCAACGTCCTCGCCATTTGTAAGTGTAAGTTCGTTCTCGCAGAATCGAATCCATCCTGTCTCTTATATACCTCACCGAGCCCACGAGACGTAGGAGAAGCACGTATGCCGTCTTCTGCTTTAAAAAAAACAAAAAT